GAAGACTTCCCGAGCGAAAGCGAAAGTTGTTGTTAGAAACAAAAGTGAAATGGCTGATGGCGTGTTAAAGAAGAAAGTTGATGTGCCTAGAGATGGATCTGTAATTAATGAGACACAATCATGTCCTGATCAGAATGCAATTGAACTGAGAGATCATAAGATAATTCCGCATATGTGGACTTTGATTGCATTTCAAGAAGGATGTGAAAAACCCCGAACTATAGTAGCTTTGGCTGTTGATGGACAGAATTTGCTCTTGCCATATCATTTTGTTGAAGGATTAGATCAAGGAACTCGGATTACCGCTAGTGGTGCTTCTGGAATTGCTGTGGTCTTTGCATTAGATTGGTGGAAAACAAAGCGTTTTGGAAAAGCAGATGTTTGTATAATTCGAGATGTTGCTAGGTTGCCTCCAGCTCCAATATTGTCGAAATACTTTATTAGAGATGAGGATTTACCTTGGTATAGATCTATGAATGGTGAGCTTATAATGAGAAATTATGATGCTAAGCGTGGTGATAGCTTTGTTATATATCCCAATCTAGATATAAAAGCTCTAGATTTGGTAGATAAGCCAACTGAACATTTAGTTGGTAATGAAATTGTTAATGTTAGACAGGGCTGGTCACACGATGCTCCTACGAAGAAAGGAAATTGTGGCTCGTTATTGATGGTATATGGAGGAAAGTATTTGCGTAAGATGCTAGGGATTCATGTGTCAGGATATGCTGGTAACACTGGTGGTATTTGTACACTCGTTACTGAGGAGATGATACTTGAGAATTTGTCTGAAAATGCTTTTGATTTGAATGAAGAACAAAGGGGGACACTCCTTGTTGATGATCTGGATTCAAGCTTTATTCCTGCAGGATATAAAGTTTATGGCCATGTTCATCCAACAAATGCAGTGTTTTCTCCGGCAAAGACAGACATAAAACCAAGTGTCCTCCATGATTTAGTGCGAGAACATGTAACAGAACCATCGGTGTTGTCATCGAGAGATTCACGAGTGGATAGTAAGTTTTTAGGTAAAAGTCCGTTTTCTAATGCTCTGGGTAAGTATTGTGTTCGAACATTGCCGTTTTCTCCCAACTTAATTTGGTCAGTTGAAACTCATTTAGAGATGCTTCATGAGAAATTTGTGAAACCACTTCGAGAGGATATTGAGCACGTTAGTTTGGACATGGCAATCAATGGATTGGATATAGACCATTATGAGTGTCTTAACATGGAATCCTCCCCAGGATTTCCTTATGTTAAGGACAGGCGAAGTGGAGATAAAGGAAAGAAATTCCTATTTACTCAACTTCATAATGATGGCGAACGAACTAATTATAAAGCTAAACCTATGCTCGTAAATGATATAGTAAAGAGACTTTTAACTATGTTGAAAAGAATTTTACCTTTTACAGTGTGGGTTCATTGTTTGAAAGATGAGCGCCGTATGATGAAGAAGATATGGGAAATGGCTACACGAATTTTCACTATGGGTCCGGTTGATTTGACATTGCTTGGACGTATGTTAAC